CCGACCACCAGATAGTCATACATCGATATGGTGCCTTATCGCCGCCAGTTTGCCATTCGCCCATACCTGCCCGCCGGAGACTTCCACTCCGGGGTGCAGCCCAAAATGACCGTGGCTGTGCACGCTGTACGGCATTACCTGTAAATCCATCTTCAGCCAATAAATCAAGTAACAGATCAACCATTGCTGCCGCGCCTGGTGCCCCATCGTTTGAGAGACCAGATCCCAGCGCTCCATATACGCCCGGTACAGCTTCTCCCACGCCGATCTGCGCATCGCCAGCACGCCCACGTTCAGCATCTGCCACTCGTCGATCTCGCCCGGAAACCTGCGCCTCAGCTCGTCCATACTTACCAGCACTTGCAACAGTTCCAACTCGTCCAGCATCGACTCCCGGTAGCGGTTCGGCCCTGCCGAGGCCGTATTCTTGCCAAAGCTCTTCAGCCAGGTGATCTCTTCCGCCGTGAACGCCCGTTGCAGCACCATATCGCCGTCGCAGTAGATAATCACCTCGTCCTGAGCGGAGCGCAGCGTAGTCGAAGGTACAACATTCAGGAATGACCCGTGCTGCACGCTCTCCGTGGTGCTCGGAGCGCCGTCGTTCTTGTCCCTGGGCAGGCAGACCTCATCGATCTGCCTGCCACAGGCATAGTCCCATCCAACTTTGACCAGCGTGTAAGGGATATTCGACCGATCAGCCAGGCTGTCCAACCAGCCCGCCATCTTCGGGTAATACCCCTCGTTGCACGCTGTCACGATTCGCATAACGTTATGCGCTCGGATGCGCGCCGTAACCGATCGCCTCAGCAACCAGCACGCCAAACACAATCCGGTAGAAGTAGTTCAGGATCACTTCACCGTAGCTGGAGCGGGTGTAGGGATCCCGCATCATGGTGAAGCCTGGCCCTTCGCGCACGCCCACGTAGTTCCAGTTGCCGAAGTACACGCTCTTAGTGCTGGCAGCGGTCGCCCCGGACTTGGCGCTGTACTTCACCGGGAAGCCCAGCAGGTTCGGCCCCAGCTCGTTGCCCATCTGGTTGTTGGCATAGCGCCGGGTGCTGGAGTCGTCCAGCAAGATGATCTCGCCGTGCACCGCCCGCTGCATCACCCACGCTGCGCTGCGGGTGTCGTCCAGGTAGTTGCTCAGCGCCTCGTTGAAGACAATTGTTTCCAACTCATCCACCGCGATGACCGTTGCCGAAGCGAAGGTCTTCAGCGATGTGCCGTTGGCTGCCACTTCGGTCAGCAATAGACCGTTGTTGGTCTTTGCCATGCCGCGCCCAACGAAGTCAGCCAGGAACGCCATCAGCTTGGAATCTTCGTCCTCAAGAAGTTGATAAGTGAGATCAACTTTTTTGGTGTACATGGCCAGGGTCATGGCTTTGTACGTGGTCGCCGGAGCGTCACGGTCGAAGCCACCCGACTCAGAGGTGACAACGAACTCGCCGTCGTCTTCGTTGTCGATCGGCACGTTGACCGTGGTGCCCTTGCCGGTGATCCGGCGCAGCCCAAGCTGCACGGTCAGGTCGGACTCATCCCGGCGGGCGATCACTTCGTTGTAATGCCCGGTCGGGACCAGGTACTGCCCATCCACGTCGGTGGTGATGTTCATGGTGGTGTCGTTGGAAGCGCGCAGCTCCTTCAGACCACCATCATCGCCGGTGCGGATATAGTGGGCCATCGCCCGCTCTTCGCTGTCGCCCAGGCGGATCTTGTTGTGCGCCGGTGCCTGGCGGTTCTCCACGATCTCATCCAGCCCGATCGCCAGCCCGGATACTTTCTCCAGGCGCTCGGCCCTCTGAAGCAAGACGTCGCCCTGGCTCAGGTTGTCGTTATACCGGGTTTCCTCTTCCGGTGTGAAGTCGCGGTCTTCCTGCTCCGCCTTCTCAGCCAATTCCTTGGCCTCTTTCAGTAACTTTGCGCGCTGTGCACGCAATTCTCTCGCGTTCATTTCAATCCTCCATCTTCAAAGTCAAGTCTAGTTTGCGCACTCTGGATCTCCGCCTCCGGCGCGCCTGCGCCTTCGCCTGCTCCGCTTCAGCTTGGGGCTCCTGCCCTGCGTCGCCGTCGCGACTCGCTTCCGCAGCCAGTTGGTGATCCATCAGTGCCGAGCGTACTGCGACGCTCGTCTGAGGGTACGCCGGGAATGTCACCGGCGACACATCATACAATTGCTTGCACGCCCCGCGTTTCAGCGTGCGCACCATCTTCCCGTCCTTTTCCTTCCAGTCATCGCCCCCAGTCCGCACCGAGAATGCGAAGCTCATCTGGTCCACATCGCCCCGCCGGATGCTTGTCACCGCATCCCTGCCCGCCTGGGTATCTGGGGGATCGATCTCCACCCCTAACCCTTCCTGCTTGTCCACCAGGCGCAGCGTGCCGCTCTTCGTCCTGCCCAGCACGATGTCGGTGTTGTGGTTCCACAGCGCCCGCACATCGTTGTCCATCGCATCCTCAAAGAAACCCGGCTCGATCACTTCCACAAATGACCCGCTGTATGTCTCGATCTCCGTCGGCTGGTCGTACACCGCCGCAATCCCTTCGATCCGTGGCTCTTCGCCCGGCTCTCCGGCCCGCACTTCGATAAAATGATAAGACCTGCGCTCGATCTCGCTCTCGTTCTCTGTCCGAATATTTTCGTCCATCACATACCTCCTAACCTGCTGCGATCATGCAATCGCAGCCCTCATGCACCGGCGGGTGGCCTACGTCCACGCTTGGCTGTAACGCCGACTCCGCACCTTCAGGCTGCCAGCTCTCGCCCTTGACCAGGAAAGACTGGCTGATCCCGACCGTCATCCCGTCCAGGCTGTCGCAATACGGGCAGCTCTGCCCCGAGCTCACCCAGCGCAGCATCTGCACGCCAGCTGCCAGATATGCTAGCTTGCTGATCGCATTCGCCTGCTGCACTACTTCGTTGCCTGCTGCCCGGTCTGGTCTCACTTCCAGCCAGTTGTCGAACTCGCTTTCGATCTCGTCCAGCGCTTCTTCCTCGTCCAGCAGCGCCCGGATCCGCTCTTCGCTGTATGCGCTCTGCCGGTCTGAGAATGATTCCGTATAAGACCGGACAAACCCTTCCAGACGTTCAGGCTCCAGCGGCTTGCCGGTTTCCTCTTCCGTCTCGCCGGAGATCATGGCCATGTATGCCCGGAAAGTCTTCAGCGCCTGCTCAGCCGTCCAGCGCCGGTGCTCCTGGTAAAACTTCTCCAGCCAGGTTGAGAACTCTGCACTCATCCCAGCCGGGAGCATCCGCTTTGCGATCGGTCGGATATCGTTGATCTCCCGACGGTACAGGCGCTTCATCAGCTCTTCCATCACCGACCGGTGCGCCAGCATGATCCGCCGCCTGCCGTTCACGCTGCGCTGCGTCCGTTCTTCTCTCCCGCTTACAATACTCTGCGATCTCTGCGATCTCTGCGGTGCAGCATCTATCTCTTCAGATCCAGCCGGGATCATGTTCAACGGTTGCAGGTACACGTCCCCATCTTCCACCGGGTTCATGTTCTCTTTTTCCCGGATGTCATTCACGCTTAGCCAGCCCCAGTTCCTGCCGGTGGAGTAATAGGCCGTCCTTGCAGTCATGTCGCCCCGCAGCAGCCCATCCACCAGGAACTCAACGTAGTATCTTTTGCGCTCCGACTCCAGCAATAAATACTTGCGGATGCTCTGCTCCCAGCGGGTGGTCCACGGCAGCATGGTGTAGTTCAGGAACTCCTGGCTCTGGTGCTCAATATTGCTGAATGTTGCCTTGTCCAGGTCAGCGATCATGTGTGGCGGCACCCGGTAGATCCGGGCGATCTCCGTCCCCTGGAACTTCCTACCATCCAGGTACTGCGCGTCATCCGGCGGGATCCCCACCTCATGCCACTTCAGCCCCTCTTCCAGGATCGCCACCTTGTGGCTGTTGTCCAGCCCGCTGTGCATCTCGTTCCAGCTCGCACGCAGCCGCTTCTGCGCTTCTTCGCCCAATTTGCCCGGATGCTCCAGCACCCCGCCTGGTCGAGCGCCGTTCCCGAAGAACTTCGCCCCAAATTTTTCCATTGCCAGGGTCAATCCGATCGCATTCCGCATCAGCTGCACCGGAGAATAGCCGAATAAACCATCTCCAAACGCCTTCAAATGCCAGATCCGCTCGCCGCCCAGCCAGACAAACTCGCCATTTGGCAGCTGGTACTGGTACATTTTTACGCCGTTTTCGATCTTGATGTCCATCATCCGATCAGGTCGCAGCGGGAAAATAGACTTCACCCGGCCCGCTTTATCGTATTCGATCTGGCTGTAAGCGTTCCCCCACAGCGCCAGGTGCCCCTGGACGGTCTCTCTGAACTCAAAGCTGGTCATCCACTCGTTGGGATCGTCGTGCAAGATCGGGTACAGGTAGAAATCCGTCGCCCGCTCCCTTGCCCGTCCCCGCCGCTCGTAGGTGATCAGTGGCAGGCTGGCCAGGGTCTCCGCCAGGATCCGCACGCAAGCGAATACCGCCGAGCTGGTCAGCGCCGACTCCGGCGTTACCCCGATCCCCGAGGTGGAGCTGTTGCCCAGCAGGAAACCATCCAGCCACCAGCTGTTCGACGACCGTTTCTCCCCTGTTGTCACCTGCGACGTGCCCAATATATTCGCTAAAATGCTCATTTTCTACCTCGCCACGCACCGATCAGCGCCAGTCCCATCAGCACCGCACCGATCACTGTAAGCATCAGCGGCACGCTCCACAGCGATAATCCGACCGCCATCAGTGCTAATCCTGCCAAAAAGATCGCATCTTCCAGCCACTTCCCGGTCATAAACTGAGTATCCCGCGCTCCGCGTACACGCTCCCGGAGCTCTCGTAATATCTCGCCCTGGCCATCGCATCTACCCAGGCAGCCACCAGGTCTATCCGCTTCGTCCGGTCCACACCCCGCCCCTTGTGCTCCTTGACGAACTTGATATAGCCCTGCCCGTTCTTGGCGATGCTCGTATTGCCGAAGCACCACCTCGCCACCGGGTTGTTCTCATGCGTCATCCGGCCCTGCTTCAGGTGATCGGTGGGCACCGTCGGGATGTCCGTCTCTTCCTGAGCATCCTCCTTAGCATCCTCCCGAGCATCGTCGAAGGACCAGCCCGCCTGCCCCTTCAGCAGGATCTCCACCTGGTTCATCGGATCGGTCAGGCTGGCAAACGTTTGTGGCACGTCCACACACACCAGGTCTTCTTTCTCCAGCTCCTGTAAGAGCATCGCCGCCATCGCCCGGTCGCTGGGCACTTCGATCACGTTGTAGAACTTCTTGATCTCCAAAATCGTGCGCTTGATCTCGGTGTAATCCACCACATCGCCCCGGGTCAGGGTCAGGTATCCCTGCTTGGCCCATGTGTCATACGGGATGCGGTCCTTCTTCACCCGCTCTTCGATCCCGATCTCCGGCAGCCAGCAATGCCAGAACACTCGCCAGTCTTTTATATCTCCCTGCGGCGGGAAGAGCACCGCCAGCGCCGTCAGGTCGGTGGTCGCTGATAGATCCAGCCCCAAATAGCAGTCTTTTCCCAGCAGGTCAGCCCGACTCCACTCGCCCACCGTCTGGTCGAACAGGTCCAGCGGCAGCCAGCTTGTCAGCTTCGTTGTAAGCCACTGGTTAAGTCGCAGCCACCTGAAAAGTCGCTCGTCTTCCGGTCTCACCTTCGCCTTAACCGCTGCTTCCCGCACCGCTTCCAGGGTAATCGTCTGCCCCAGGCTCGGGTTGGCGATCGCCCAGTTCGCCTCGTTGTAAATATCATCCCCTTCGTACCCGTAGATCACCGGGTACCAGGTCGGGTCTTCTATCTTCCCTTCCAGGATGCTCTTGGCATACTCGTGCTGCTCCCAGCAGATGCTCACCCGGTCCGGGTCATCCCCCGCCGTGGTGATGATCCACCAAATAGGCTGCTGCCTGGCGTCGCCCGCTCCAAATGTCATCACGTCCCATAGCCCCCGGTTGGGCTGGGCATGCAGCTCATCAAATATACAGGCGCTCACGTTCAGCCCGTGCTTGGTGTAAGCCTCTGCGCTTAGCACCTGGTAGAACGTCCCGGTCAGCCGGTCGGTGATCCGCTTGTGGCTGGGTGTGATCTTCGCCCGTTTCCGCAAATATGGACTCTGGTCGATCATATCCACCGCCACATCGAAGACCAGGGAAGCCTGGCCGCGGTCTGCAGCGCAACCATACACTTCACCATTACGCTCGCCATCAAAGAACACATGATAAATAGCGGCACCTGCGGCAAGTTCGCTTTTCCCTTGCTTCTTCGGGATCTCGATATAGACGTACTTATATTGGCGCAGCCCGCGCTGATCCAGCGTGCCATACACATCCCGGATGATCTGACTTTCCCAGGGTAGTAGGACGAACGGCTGCCCATAAAAACGGCCCTTCGTGTGGCGCAACGACTCGAATACCCGTGCCGCATTGTCCGCCTTCCGCCTACCCAGTTCCTGAACCGTTGACAAATTCTGTCACCTCATCAAATAGCAACTCCATCGGGTCTGGTGGAGCCTGCTCAGCCGCCTTCTTCGCCAGCCTCGCCCTGGCTGATGGGGAGATCCCCAGCTTCTCAGCATAGCTCAGTGCAATCCTGGACCAGGCTTGCTTGTCTCTCACGTCTTCTTCCTCCGTGTACTTCACCACAGCATCGCTGTACAGCGCCAGCAAGTCAGCATCGGCATTGTCCAGCAGGTTCAGCCCCTTCATCCGCCGCTTGGTGCTCTCGAATACCGCCCGCGCCTTCACGCCCAGCCATCGGGGAGCCCTGATCGTCACCCGTGTCTTGCGCTCCAGCTGCGCCTCCACCGACTCCCGCGCTTTCCGCTCAGCCTTCGTCAGGTGTTTGCGCATGTTGCCCGTCGTTTTGTGGGGTGTTGGCATGCTTTAGGCCCCCCCTACTTTTCGGCACCATCGGGGAGGATACTTCGCGTGGAAC